CCTCGTGCTGTTACCGTCTCGCGAGAGACGACTGCCTAGGATGATTCCTATACAGATGTACGAAGCGGCACCCACCGTACCTTAAGTCTGGTACGATAGTCAAAGGACCTTTTCCTGCTGATGCTAAAAGCATCAACTGGTAGGCTATATTTATCATATAGCTCTTCACTTATAAAATAGTGAAGAAGATCCTGACCCGAAACTCTACCTCCTTGCTTCTTACGGACACTAGCTGTAACTAACAGCCCCTCTACGCTCTGGGTGTTTTTATTCCACCTAGTTCGCGTTTTGGTAAATGTGCCGTTCTGATATGTACGGAGATAGAGTCCTCCAAGCGGCCTTGGCGATATAATGAGCTTCTCGGCATATTTCTGAGGCACCTGCGCAAGCAGGTATTCAGATAAGGACCAAAGTCCCTTAAGATATGCTTGGTTACTCATGTCCACCAAGGAAGAGAGACCGCTGAAGTCGTCAGTCAACTCTAGATTCGAGAGGTAGAGCGGGGATACATCGAAGCCGTCATAGGCATCGATCCCGCACGATTCTCGGAATTTTCCAGAGTAATGGGTTTTCCCATGATTGACTTTCAGCCCACAGTAGGCCAAAAGCTGGTCAACTGACACAAGCGCTACACTGGGAATGATAAGATCATCCCCAAAGACCCGCACCTCAGAAAAAGACCTTCTTATTCTTCTAGTGGTAAAGTTGCCACCAGATTCAAATAGTAAGGCCGCAACACATATGCATGCATATATGATGCTCTGAAGCGTAAAGGTCATCGCAGAACCCTGATTCGCATACTTTTTTAGGAGTATACGATCAGAAATTCCACACATGTCTATTACAACATTTGTGGTTCGCACGGCATATAGAGCCCGAAGTAAATCGGGCCTTTTACGCAATGCGCGTTCTACCAACCAGCAGGATAAACGATCCGAAGCCGATGATAAATCAACGGTACAAGATCGACCGTCTCGAGATGCGAGCAAAGCTGCATCCTTTGACAAATCCTGATTTAGAAAGTTGATAGACTGCGACAGTGTTTTCGTAAGGTTCTTACGAAACCACCCCATCAATCCTTGTTGAAGGAACTGATGGGCCACAGGTTCAGATGCGATCAGCCTTGGTGACTTGAGCGTCTTCGGCACAGCGATAAGCTTTGCATAAGACTCTTGGTCACTAGGCTCGAGGTCGCCAATGAAATTATAGTTGGGTATACCGAATGTTTCAAATTCGAATACCGATGACAGCTTCATTGGCCAATTGGGGAACTGGTATTTGTCTTTACCAGTCCCGAGATCACTAACTGAACCGGGTCCATGCTTTGGTACAACGGAATTTGGATCGAGAAGAGGGAATTCACTGAAAGTGAAATCCAGTACTCGTTCCAAAGCCTCTAAAAGGCGAAACGGAAGTTTCCGTTTTCCGAAAAGAGGTTCCGAGAGGTTTGCATCATGGACAGAAAGAGAGCTATCAGGGACAAACTCATCTATGGTATTCCATAGAAGGGTTGCCTTTCTCATAGAGCTTTCTATACCTTGAAATTCTGAGACTGCCTTAACGATATTACTATCGGGGCATGGCATATCAACCTTCTTGTACAGCAATAGAAGCTGGCGAAGGAAGAATATGTCGTTTACATCAGAATCTGCAAACAGCATACCAGAACTTGTGAATAAACGATCCCAAAGAACTTTGAAGATCGTCTTACTACCTATTCCATCC